CGCAAGGCGACGGTGCCGTATGCGGGCGAACCTGCACCGCCGCGAACAGGCGATGCCTGCTCGAGGGTCTTCGGGACGAGGGTTGAATCGTGTGGTGCAACAAAAAAGCGCCCCGAAAGGCGCTTGATTGCAGGTGTTCTGGCGGACAGGGCGTCCGCTCTATCAGTGTCTTGTTATGTACGATAGCGTCTTGTTATGTAGCGAAAAACGCTTGCCATACAGTCACTTAGGAGATTTCTCTGTCCGGTAGTGTCCGATCTTGTCTTGTTGTGTCCTGTAGAATCCCGAAAAGTTTTGTAGAACGTTTTGTAGGTTAAGACGTAGAATGATCCCATGTTCATCCAACAGGGAGCGCATCATGGGACGCGCACACAAGCTGACGCCGCTACAGATCAAGAACCTGAAGGAGCCGGGTTTGCATGGCGACGGGGCAGGGCTGCTGCTGAAGGTCACGCCCGGTGGCTCGAAGAGCTGGATTCACCGCTACATGCACAAAGGCGCCGACCGCTGGATGGGACTCGGCAGCTATCCGGATGTCTCGTTGGCTGAGGCGCGAGAGCTCGCAGCCGAGAACCGGAAGAAGCTACGCGCCGGTATCGATCCGCTCGGCGAGCGCAAGGAAGAGCGCAACGAGGTGAAGCGCGAGCGTGCCGAAGCCAAGACGTTCGGCTGGTGCGCCACGCAGTACATCGATGCACACAAAGCCGGATGGTCGAATCCGAAGAGCGCGCAGCAGTGGGAAAACACGCTAGCGACTTATGCCGGCCCCGTCATCGGCAGTTTGGCCGTCTCCAAGGTCGATACCTCGCACGTCATCGAGATTCTTCAACCGATTTGGAGCACGAAAACCGAAACAGCCTCGCGCTTGCGTGGACGTATCGAAGCCGTCCTAGATTGGGCGACAGTTCATGGGCACCGCATTGGAGATAACCCGGCACGCCTGAAGGGGCATATCGACGCACTGCTGCCGCCTGTCGCTCGGGTGAAGAAGGTCGAGCACCACGCAGCGCTGCCCTATAAGGAGATTGCGCCCTTCATGAGCGCGCTACGCAAACAAGCCGGAATTGGGGCGCGTGCTTGCGAGTTCGCCATTCTGACGGCTGCGCGATCGGGTGAAGTCCGTGGCGCGACCTGGAGCGAGATTGACGAAGAGCAGGGCGTGTGGGTGATTCCTGCCGAGCGCATGAAGGCAAAGAAAGAACACCGGGTGCCGCTGTCGGCTGAAACGAAGGCCCTGATTGCTAACATGAAGGCGATCGCCACGGATGGGGAGTTGATCTTTCCGGGTGCGAAGGAAGGTAAGCCGCTGTCGGACATGAGCTTGACCGCCGTTTTTAGGCGCATGGATCGCGGCGATCTGACGATGCACGGCTTCCGTTCGACCTTCAGGGATTGGGCGGCAGAGACAACCGACTATCCGCACGAAATGCAGGAAATGGCACTTGCGCACACTGTCGGCGACAAGGTCGAAGCGGCATATCGTCGCGGCGACATGCTCGAGAAGCGCCGGAAGATGATGCAGGATTGGGCCGACTACTGCAAAGAGAAGACAGAAGCCCCGGACGCTTCAGAATAGCGCTAGGACGCGTTTAAACGCGCTACAGGACGACCAGCAGCCCCGGACATAGCGAAGCATCATCGAAGCCCCTCGAAGTCCTGAGGGGCTTTTTTACGTTCAGGCGGATTGATTCGCTATGAGCACTTCCGGCCTGTAACCTGAAGCTTTGTTGCCGGGTTCAACGTAATACTTCTGCATCCATTGCGGCTCCCGTCCGCGCCCTGACCACTCTTCGTGGGGCGACTCTGGGTTTCGATACTTGTTTGAGGGTTTGGGCTTTTCCGACGAGCCCACGCTTAGGCTCTTTCGGACCGCCTCGATCTGCTCGGGGCTGAAGCCCGCTGCCTTGAGCTGTTCGATAGTGCGTGCCGCCACCTCGTGCTTACGCTTCGACTCGATCTTGGCGAGCCTGCCCTGAACCGCCTCTAGCGCGTCCTTTAACTTGCGCTGGCAGTCTTCGAGTAGTTCGGCGTTGTCCTCGTTAGTGAGTAGCGCCGGGAGCGCTGAAAGTGCTTGCATAAACTCTTGAAGGCTGGCGCTGCTTTGGTCGGTCATCTTTGAATCCTCCGTGTGAAAGGCTCCGGATTCTAGCGTCACGCTCGCGAGTTTTTCGCTTCCCCTCACAAAAATAATCGAATCCTTATATGTGGCCGCGATTAACCCACGCTATAATGGGTGCGACCTCGACCAAGCGAACGAGTTGGGGCAAAAGAAAAGGCCCACCGGGTTAGGGTGGGCCTGAATGTCACCGTGAATCTCGAACTCCTCAGGACGCGATTCACATGCTCGCCCAACACAATGGAAACGAACAAATGAATTATATCACCCTCGCCCCCGAAGTTGAAACCCCTCACGACGATATTTCGAGCAAGGTTCATTGGCTCCGGCAGATCACTGAACGCATGGGCGCGGATAAGGTCGCCAAGCTCTTTCCGCACTTCATCGCGCCTGACCGGATTCAGCACGCTCGCGCAATCCTTGGCGATGCATGGGTCGAAAAACACTATCCGGTGATGCCGATAGCTGTCTCGGCTGAAACGCCAGAACCTGCTGCGCCCGTAGTGGCCGAAATCGAAGCGCCGGAAGTTTCAGTCACCACTGACCAATTGCTGCCGGACATTGCGCCCGCATTTCGTGGCGACATTGTGCGGATGCCGCAGTTGATCACCCGCGACGAGCATCGCAATGTCCTCGCCGAAAGGCGCGCAATTGACCTCACGTACTTGCACCGCATTGGATTCCGCCCGACGCTGCTCGACACGTCAATCGGTGACGGTCGGTTTCGCGCATTGATGTCCGGCGACACGCTCGACCTTGCCCTCGTTCGCGAATTCGCCACGATCGTCAGTTCAAAGACTAGCCGGTGGTCAGATGAACATCTCGCCGAAAAGGTCCTGTTCATTCCGGCGAACCTGCAAGTCCAGCTTTGCCAGTTGGCTACTGATCGAATCAAGCGGGGCAGGGCTCGACTTCATGCTGAAGAGGCAGCCACCCGCGTAAAACTCGAACGCTCGCTTCGCCAATCCGGCGATGCGAAGCTGATCAGGCACGTGCCGCTGTGGGCGAAACTGGCGACGTGTGACAGCCTGGTCAAGCTGGCTGTGAATCGCCGGAGTCCGCAGGAGGTCAGCCTGCTGCTGAAGGCGATGACCGGGCAGGATATGGCGCGGGGGAACGTGTCCGTGGCGCTGAAGGCGATCGACAAACACATCGCCTAACGCCGACGCCCTGGCAGGGCAGCCAAAGAACCGCTCCATCGTGAGCGGTTTTTTCTTGGTCCGGGCACCCTCGCCAGGGCTGCGTTATGAGCTGCGTTATGAGCTGCGTTATGAGCTGCGTTATGAGTTGCGTTATGAGTTGATCGAGCTACAACCCGCGCCGTTACTGGGAAAGTTCCAAAAATCGTTACGCTAGTCCTCGGTAGTCCATGGTAGTCCTTAAAGTCAAAAACATGAGAACCCCCGGCTCAGCGCTACGCGCCTCGCGGGCGTTCTCGCAAGTCAAAACCCCTGTTCCGGAGAACACAACAAGCACAGCCCGGAATTGGGCGAGCGCCGCAGGCGCCTCGCGCGCGTTAACCTTTAACTAGGTTAGGGGTTTGAAGGTTATATATATGATGACAGCAGTGGTTTTCCCCTCATGCCCCGGAATGGGGGTTTGCGGGGCTTCGCCCCGCCTGCGCGGCGCTTCGCGCCTTGCTGCGGCCTTCGGCCGCAATTCTCATTCCGGAGTTTTTGAAAAACCTAGCTATCTCCGGCTAGGGTTTTCTCGTCCAACCCGGAACAGGCTTGCCCTCGCCTCGCGCTAACGCGCTCGCTCCGGAGCAGAAGCCGTGCCGCTCGACCACACGACGAGGGTATGCCGAAACACAGCAGGGGTTACCGGCCTCCCCGCTGCGCGTTCCGCGCAGCATTCCGCTTTCCGCTGCTTCTCGTTCCGCTCCGGATAGCTCTGGGGCTTGCGTATAGCCCCTACAAGCGCCCCAAATGCTCTCGGACATATCTACCCCTCACCCGAGCGATTTAAACTGCTCTGAGAGCGTTTAAACGCGTCTGTCGATCAGGTGAGCGAAAGTCCCGGGGCACCCGGCCCGCAGAAATCGATTCTGACGCGCCAGCGTGGCCCATATGAGCATCTACTGGGGCGAACGCATCGCGGCAAGGGGTAGGGTAGTGCGCGAGTGCTTTCACCCTCAGGCGATGCGTTTTTTGAGGGGCATTGACTTTTTCGTAAGTCCGGCAATATGTGCATCACGTCTCACGGCGATCGCCATTTGTTGATCAGCGCCAACTGACGAGCTAAAACCGGGGAGGCGAATTGTCTCCCCGCGCTTAAATAAGTCGCTAATTGTATTGCAACGTATTAATCAGTTCGGTATAATTCGTTTGCGTCCGGTAAGTCAGTAATGACTGAATCGCCGAGAGTTTGCGGTAAGGCTGCCGCAACTAGGAAGCGGTTCACGGATTCGCAAGATGCAACAGCCAGTGTGTCTTCCTGGCGCCCCAAAGCGCATGCGTCGCTGCACCAACGCAAACAGCCAAGGATTCCCCACTGACTGTTTTGATAGGTGCCCCCATGTCGTCTGAAACTTCCCAAATCCCCGCCCTCGCACGAGGCAAACAAGTTTGTGCCGCGCTCGGCGTATCTCGCAGTGCTCTCCACGAATGGATCAAGGCCGGCAAATTTCCGCCGCCCCTCAAGCTCGGTGGTCGCAACGCTTGGCCGTGGGCCATCGTTCGCGAATGGCTCGAATCGCGCCAAGGGGTGCCGGCATGAAGAACCTCGACCTTGACGCGATCCGCAAACCCGACCAGCCCAGCGTCGGCGAAATCCTCAAAGCACGCCAGCCTGAGCCTAAAGCCGCTATGTCTCCCGCCGACTACGCCGACCACCTCCTTAGCAATTTGATGTCGCTTTACCAGCTTCTGCGGGACACCCGCGATGCCACCGCCCGGCGTGATTCACTCAAGGCGGCAATCGACCTCAGCCAGCGCATCCTCGTTGCCCGTCGTCAAATCGAGATCGAACGCCACAACCGGACAATTCAGGAAATTGACGTGCAGGCCAATGAATTGAAACTGCTCGGCGATCTGATTTAGAATTAACTGCGTAATTCGTTCCTCCTAAGTGGGCGCCTTCGGGCGCCCTATTTTTTGCCCGTAGTGTTCTGAATTGTCCGGTATTGTCGCCATCGTAATCCAAATGCCATAGCGCCACGTATCATCACGGCATGGAACAACGGATTAAACTTTACGACCGCGCAGCATGGAAACGACTCCGCCTCGAACAACTCAGGCGTGAGCCGTTTTGCGTCTTCTGCGCCCGCTCCGGTCGTCAAGTTCCCGCCGGCGTGGTTGATCACATCACGCCCCATCGCGGCGATGAAGTGGTTTTCTTCGACCCGAAAAACCTTCAAAGCCTCTGCAAATCCTGCCACGACGCGGCCAAGCAAAAGTTTGAAAAGACTGGCGTCATGGTAGGCGGTGATCAGTTCGGCGTTCCGTTCGACCCCGCGCACCACTGGAATCAAGTCAAATGACTATCGAAAATGAATACGTCCCGAATCCTCGCCATGCGATCCTCGCCAGCGAGCTTGAATTGCTGAACGCCGAGCTGATCGAAGAAGGCTTTGGCGATCATGTCCGCCTCGCAGTTCTTCGCCATGCAGGACGGCATATGTTGCGCATGTCGATGTTGTTCGTGAATCAGCGCTCGGCAGTAGTCGAAGAACCGGAGCTGGACGACTAAATGCCCGAACGGCTTTTGACTTCAGACCATTACGTCGCAACTCTCGCAATGTTTGCCGCAATCTGGGGTGGCATCGTTTCCTACTCTCGCCGCATCCTCTCCGGCGAGCGCTATTCGACCTTCGCTGCTGGTGCGCACATCCTCACAGCAGGGTTTGCCGGCCTACTAGCAGCGCTCGCCTGTCTTCATGCCGATGTACCCGTCTATCTGGCAGGCGTGATCTCCGGCATTGCTGGTCACATGGGCGCTGAGCTTGTCCGTTTGCTTGAGCTGCGATTTACCAAGAAACAATGATTCCGATCCCGATCATCGATCAGCTTACCGCCCTTATCCGTGATCGTAAGCGGATCGAGACTGAACCCAATGCGGCTTGGAATAGATACCTCGAAGGGCATCACGGCCGTGAGCGAGCGGCCGCCGCAGCTCTCGCGGCTGAAGCACGCAAGCAGGAACTTAAGGCCGAGCGCGAGCGCATAACCAACGCACTGAATCTGCCTCTGGGCATTAGCCCGGTCTGGAAGGGTTACCACAGTGCCGAGATCGTGAGTTTCAAGGCATTTCTGATCAATCCAGGCGGCGGAAGCCGACGAGTCGGCACATTTCCGACCGTCGAGAAAGCTGTCGAGGCCATCAACGTCATGCGCTCAAGGTTGAACGCTGAGCGAGAACGCCGCTATCAAGTTGAGGTCGCCGAACACCGCGCAAAGCGAAACCTTGAGCGAGAGCGCAGCAGCAAACTCGCGTTATCGGAATCAACGCCATGAACTCTAATCGCGAACCTGAACAACTCCCTGAAGGTGTCATTGCTTGGGGCTGGCGATACAGAGTCAAGATCAAAACTCGGAACGGCACCCACATTCTGCCGGAAGAGCACGAGACACCCGAAGCAGCACACGTTGCATTCATCGAAGCACAGGCAGCGCAATGGAACGGCTAACCGAACGCCAAGAGCAGTTCATTCAATCCGCACCGCCGCTGTATCAAGGCGCCGTCCGTGATGCCTTTGAAGGCAAAGCGAGCCCGCGTCGTGTGATCAAAGCCTTCTGCCTGTCCTGCACTGGATTCGTGCGTGAAGAGATCAAAGCATGCACGGTCGTCCTGTGCCCGCTCCACGCATTCCGGCCCTACGTCAAACATGACGATGAACGAGCCGAGAGTTAAGGCGAGTAGGGGCGGGGTAGGCAAATGTTGCCAACGAGCAGCCGGAAACGAACGCCCTCGGAGTGTTCATTTTTCCGTTTCGTAAAAAAACCCAAAAAGCCATAATGACTAAACCATCCGTCAAACGAAGAGGGCCACGCGCTGATAGTGTCGAGTTTGCTAAATCCGTAGCCGAGGCCGCAACGCTTCCGCCCTTGATGCCGCTGCACTCCCTCAGTGCTGGCGCTGAAAAGCACTGGCCCCGGATTGTCGGCGCTAAGCGTCGCGAACTCTGGACGCCTACCGATCTGGACACTGCTGGCCGTCTTTGCGAAATGCTCGCCAAGGTCGATGTGCTTTGGGCGATCCTCAAAGATCAATCATCGATCATCAGAGACTCGAAAGGGCGCCTTGTTGATCACCCGGCACTCTCACAAGTGCGTGAGCTTGAGCGCGACATTCAGGCGACGAAGCGCCACTTGCAGATCAACAGCGCCGCAGTGAATGGGCCGAGTCATCACCTTGCCGGCAAGAACGAGCAGGCCCGCATGATCGCCTTCAGCCTGGACGATGAAGACGACCTGTTCGCGTAGTGGTCCGACGCGTGCGGCGCGTGTCGTTGAGTTCATCGAGAAGTATTGTCTGGTGCCAGAAGGCGCCCGCGTAGGCCAACGGATCAAGCTGGCCCCGTTTCAGCGTAAGTTCATCCGTGCTGTCTATGGCAATCGCAAGGGCACCCGGAAAGCCTATCTCAGCATCGCCAGAAAGAACGGCAAAACTGCCTTGATTGCGTGTTTGGTGATTGCGCACCTGATCGGCCCCGAGGCGAAACAAAACTCCCAGATCGTCAGTGGCGCAATGTCACGCGAGCAGGCGGCGATTGTGTTCAGCTTGTGCGCCAAGATGATCCGCCTGAATCCGGTACTGGAAAGCAAGGTGCGCATCATTGACAGCCGGAAGGAACTGCACGGCCTCAAGCGCAATGTGGTTTATCGCGCACTCGCTGCCGAGGGCAAGACGGCACACGGCCTATCCCCTGTTCTGGCGATCCTGGACGAAGTAGGGCAGGTCCGCGGCCCCACATCGGAATTTGTGAATGCGATCACGACGGCACAGGGCGCGCACGAAGCGCCATTACTGATTGCAATCTCGACGCAGGCTGCCAACGATACCGACTTGTTTAGCGTTTGGCTGGACGATGCAGAGAAGTCCGGCGACCCGCACGTTATCAGCCACGTCTATGCAGCGCCTGCCGATTGCGAGCTAGACGACCGCAGGGCATGGAAGGCCGCTAATCCCGGTCTAGGCGCTTTCCGCTCGCTGAAGGATGTCGAGCAGCAGGCCGCTGAAGCCATGCGAATGCCGTCTGTTGAATCCACGTTCAGAAATCTGACGCTGAATCAGCGCGTGTCTGTCGTGTCGCCGTTCATGAGCTTGAGCACGTGGAAGAGTTGCGGCGCTCCGTCCGGCTATCTCGACGGCCTCGAAGTCTTTGGCGGACTCGACCTGTCCGCACGTACAGACTTGACCAGCCTTATTCTGATCGGCAAGGACAGCAAAGGAATATGGCACATACAGCCCCATTTCTGGACGCCAGCGCAGGGGCTAATGGATCGTGCTCGACGCGATCTGCGTATTCCGACCCATCGTGACCGCCCATTCCGAGAAGGGTGTGACCGGTGATTCCGAGGTCGTGACCGGCGATTCCGATTTGATCGTGACCGATTTGGGCCGCCGTCGGAATCACCGGTCACGTTGTCGGAATCGTCGGTCACGATCAAATCGGAACGGCCTGTGCGGCCAGCGTGGCAACCATCCTTGTCACGGCTACCCTCGCGCGCTTTGCGCGGAGCGAGGGGATGCCGGCGGAGCGGATTGCCATGCACAACAT